TGCAGGAACTCCCTCAATATACATAATAAATCGGTTAGCAACTTTGGGTTCAAAGTTGGTAAACATTATCTCTTGAGGTGTTAATAATTGTGCCATTTATTTCTCCTAATTTATTATAAATATACCCTGTCCGAAATTATCCTTCAGGAAATGCTGCCCCAGTTGGTAATACACTAAAGTCTAACACAATGAATTCAGCAGTTTTTGCTGGTTGTAAGAAGATATCACCTTTTAAGATGTTTCTATCAATTACATCGGGTGTATTGTTTGATTCATCCATTACAACTTTGAATGCGTATAAACCATTTCTTTGTTGGATTGATTCCAAATAAGGATTAACAATAGATAAGAAACGATTTCGGGTTGCTGCTGTGTTATTTTCAAATACTAAATATCTCGAAGAAGATGCGATAAATTTCTTAACTGCTATCAACAATCTTCTTACATTGATTCTATCCAACGCAGATGGTTTAGCTTGTAGGGTTTTCTGTCCAAATACCGTTGCTCCCTGACCTGGGAATGTTGCGATTGGATTTACTCTGCCAACATACAATTCATCTCTTTCATCGTGCGTTAATCTTGTCTTAACTTCAATTACATTTGTTAATCCACCACGATTTAATCCAGCGGGTGCGAACCATTCAGCTGCAACTTGGTCGTTAAATGCGATAACACCAGGTAAAACTACAGAGGGTGGGACCCAAACAGGCTTATTCTTATCCGTATCCAATATCTTAACCCAAGGGTGATATGTTGCTACATAATTGGAATCAAACCCAGAAAGTGAATTTACAACTTGTGATATGTTATCACCATATCCACCAGCATCCATTACAAAGAATGTATCACCTCTATCTTCACAAAGGTCTTTTGCGTATGTGGTTACTGAAGAATGTAATCTATTAATTACACCAGGAATAACAATCATATTCATATCAAACTCATCTTGGTTTGATACCGAGTCTATTGCTTTTCTTAACGCAACAGTTCCTGTAGAAGTTACCGAAGTACAATTTAATCCCTGTGTGTTTCCTGCTACAATATCATTGCCAACTAACACTTTTCTATTAGGTTTAAATCCATCAAAACCACCTTGAAATGGTATCATAAACTTCCTAGCATCCAATTGAGCAGTTGATGCACCAGCAGTTGTGTTAATACTTTGTGTAACATTAAATACACAATCCTCCAAATTAAAATCAGAACCAACAGTTGTAAAAACTGTTTTCGGAAGTGGATTCAAAAAGTTAAGGTTATCAGTTGTAACAAAATCAAAAGAATAACCCAAATATACATTTTTATTGTATGAACCCGCCAAAGATTGTGATACTACATAGGTTGGTGATGGAACAGCGCCTGCTGTGGATGGAATTGGTGATGTTAGTTTACCAAATCCAAAAGGAACTAATGATGAATCAATTGCCCCAGCGTCTACATCTGAATCAACCTCTACTCTAATATAAACTGAATTATTTGCATAATCACCGTTTGTTTCTAATTTACCATTTGTATCAACAGTAATATATCTATCACCAATTACCCTTTTAATATAATTTGGTGAATTTGGGTCCAAGTTTAGATTTGAGAACTGCTCTAATATATTTGGACGAGTATCAGCGTCTTGAACTCCTTGTCCAAAAATTGAATAAGGAATTTTAGAGGTATCTACTCTTCTTACTACAACAGTAAATGAACCATAATCAGAACCTGGAACATCTCCTTTGACTTTAATATCTCTGATACCCACTTTAATCTCATAGTTTGTTGTATTACCATGTGATAAAGTATGGAATTTAAATAAACTTTTAGCAACCCCAGCAACTTTTTGTGATTTAATGTATGGAGTTGATGCTACTGAATAATCATTTGTAAAATAGAAATCTACAAATGATCCGGTTTTAACTATAGCGGAATCTGAAACTGCAAACGAAGCCGATTGGAATGTATTAAAGTTTAAGTAAGTATATGCGTTTTTACTACTTTTTGGTAAATATCCATATGTTTTTGTAAAATAATTTGTATTGGTTGGATTCATTGAAGCGCTAAAAGCTTCAGATGTTACACCACCACCTGCAACTGTTAGTAAGAATGAGTCCGCATCGGGTGTAGATCCACCTAAAACCGCATTAATACCACCACCTAATGTAGCCTGATTAGAAAAAGAATTACCCGAACCTGTTGAAATTTCTACTCCGTTTAGTGTTGTTCCTGCCGAAGAAGCAGTTAATTGTAATGTTGCGGATGAATTACTGGCTGATAATCCGAAAGTAGTAGGATAGCCGTTGATTTCGTTCCTTAAATTAGTAACAGTCTCTGTTAAATTAGAACCGGTTTGGAAGAAGAAAATAGGTGAACCATCATTTGGTACTGGTGTACCTGAAGCGATAAATCTATAAGTAACTCCACCAATGGGAATTTTTACCTCATTACCATCATTTAATGAATTTGCTACAAATGTTAAAGAAGCCGTTGCTGCAACACCTGCTACAGCTCCAGTAAACCCAGTAACAAAAGAACCACTTAAATTACCATTAACAGTGGTTGTTGTTTGATGTAAAACAGCTGCTACTTTTTCTCCAGCAGAAGATGAAACAATTAATACAACAGGTTTTTCTAAATTATATCCTCCAGCTCCCAATACCCTAACAATTGTTGCTGCGGGTGCATCCTGCAAATAAGCCTGCGCAGTATAAGGGAGATATGAATCCTCCGTTAAACCACCAAACTTTTGTTGGAATTCATTAAATGATTCAACCCGCGTTGGAACAAACGCAGGCCCTTTGATAGTTTGTCCGATAAGGACAGCACCTATTTCTGCTACTCCTTGTGGTAAAAATGATAAATCCCGCTCTCTTGTGAAAACGCCAGGACTAACAATTCTTTCAGCCATTATATTCTCCTAATAGTTTTTGTTTCTATATAATAAATACAAAAAAGATTAGCGAAACCTATATTTATTGGGTAGAAGTAAAGGTATTTGTATCAATATCGTAAGAACCCACCCCATATTTTTGGGTTAATTCTTTACCGAATTCATTTTGTGATTTAACTAATTCTTTGTAATTTGATATTAGTTCGTTTTTTTCTTCCCGCAAGTTTGCAAAGATTTCCTCTAACTCTTTGGATTGTATTTCTATTTCTCCAAGTCTTGCCGTAACTGCGATACCTTTTTGGCGGAATTCTAAAAGTTTTTCTCTTTCAGTTTCTTCAAATTGTTTTACTAATGTTTCTTCCATAGATTTTTATATGTTTTACGTGTTGTATATAAATATAGAAATTTTTTTTATAAATGTTTATTTCACCCCATATTTTGATTTTCATCAAACACAATTTTACCAATACTATAAACCTTACGATTGTTGTTTTTAATTCCTACCCATTCAGGAACTATATACGCCTTTGTTACCAAGTTAATACTTGCTCTTACAATTCTATCATCGTTTGTATCTGATAAGGTTTCGAAGCTGTAACTATCACCCTTTATCTGAAACTTAAATCTATCACCAAAAGACCTGCCTTGAAAGAAAATAATTTGCTCTACTATTTTATTCAACTGCTGCATATAATCACACCAAATATTCATTTCATACTGAACATCTAAGTAATCAGGTCTTTCAACTGCAATAAACTCTTTTTTTGGTTGTACACCTGTCAATATGGAAAATTGATCATATCTATTTGATTTTGTGTAATTCACCTCAACAAACTGATGCGCATCTTCTGAATTTAAGACCTTTAACTTTGCAGCCTGCGTATTTACAGATAACGCTGTCCTTTTAAACACTATAATGGGTGTTTGTATTTTACCATTTTCATCTTTGAAAAAACTATCCCTTTGTGCAGATGCCCATTTTTCGGGATTTGCATACCTTACTACTACGGGGATTATCTTACCATCATCTTCTACAAAGGGTTTAACATCGTTTACTAAAAAATCTCTGAATGCCAGATCTATATCGTATATGCCAATATATATATTTTTTGCTAAATCCTCATCGCGCCTTACATCATATGCCTTATTTCTTATATCTTTATCAGATACGTTATTTGAGTATCTATCCATTTTTTAAATCCCCATAGGTAGGTTATACTGCTTTTGTTGGTCTGAATTACCAAATCTTACATTAATCAACTTAATGGATGTTTGTCGGGTTACATGCGTAAGACATGTTATTGAAAGCGATGTTCCATATCCATCACCACCATCCCAAGTTTGAGGGTTTTTACCTACAAAATATTTATTTTCATCTACATTATCAACCATATAATATTCATTATCCCATTGAATGATATCACCAACATCAGGTTTAACATCCTTATCATCTTTTAATGTATCTCTTAAAAAGTTGAATGTGGCGGTATGTGTATATGATTGTCCAAAATCATCCGAAACTGCTTCGGTGTCTTGTCTATCAATTAAGCATGGGATTTTGACGGGGTCATAAAAAAATTTATCCTTTGCTTCCCCATAAAGGTTTACCAATGTTTTATCTAATATGGGTTTGTAATAATAAACCTCCGTATCAATTATTTCGTTGATAAGTTCTTTATTTAACCTTCGGATTAAACTAACATCTCTCGCCGAACCAAATAATGCCATCTTAATTACCCTATATAAATTGGCATTGGGATACGATTAAGTGTTGATTCTAAAAATTCAGTTTCATCCTTCTTTGCCTCCAAAAGCGCTCTTCTGCTTGTCGCCTCCAACATCTCCTTAATTTGGGTTATCAATGCTTCTTTTTCGGTTGCAGCCTGAGTCTTTAAATCAGAACCATCCAATGTTACTTCTGCGCCAGGTATGGGTATTGAACCATATTTTGAACGGACAGTTCCTAATACCTCTTTTACTAAAGCAAGTGTATATTTGAATATCCATTGTCTACCATGTGCGTTTATATCACAATAATCTAATCTACCAAATGGAGCATTTGAAAAATCAGATACAACATTTGATTTTGCTACTGGATTGTTTCTTTCTGAGTCTAATGTATATTCAAAATGTATTTTTACCCCATTAAACCCATCAGATGGAATAGGAAATACTCTAATTCGTTTCCCATATATTTTAAACCCATATTGTGATTTTCTAATTATATCGTTGAATTCAATGGCCTGTAATCTAAGTAGGTCATCATACATAGGCATCATCATAAATGATACACCCGGTGAGTAATTACCCCACCCAAAAGTTTCCATCATTTGTTGTGAACCCAACCCAGTTCCAATAAACGGGTCAAAAAAACGAGTAATTGCGGGTGGATTTTCATGATAAACTTTACGAATGGTTATACTATCAGTTGATAAATTACCTGCTTCTAAGCTTACACTAGAACTATCACTCAAATCATAAATTTGTTTATCCTTCACCATTTCAAATGAACCAGTGTAATATGATAACCTACCACCAGTTGATGCTTCAGTTCCATAATCAAGAGCAAGGTTTATAATACCACTAAAATTATTATTTATTAATTTCCCGCTCAAATTATTGGTTAATAGTGAACCCTGTAAGTTCAACATATTTTCCTTTGTCCGATACTGATTTAATTGAGATGAAAACTCGCCTACCGCCTCTTCAAAGCATGCGTAAAAATCTATATCTTGCAGCTCAATATCTACCAATGGGTAACCAAGCCTTAAAGCACACCATTTTGTTACTGAATCGGAATCAATCTGAAAATCATAATCATTATCAAACCACCCAAAGGGAGTTTTGCCGGGAAAGAATGATGATGAGCCAGGATATATTGCGATATTAACTGCCATAATACTTTTCTCCGTTTTATAATAAATAGTTTTATTTTACTTTATAAATATTTCTTATGATAAAGAACTGCTTCTCCAATTTCCGGCCATAAAAACATATATAAAGTGACTACCACCACTACTACCAAATATAAATTGACCATCTCTTCCCGTAAATGATGGTACTCCCGAAGATGTTGGTTCTAATATTGAGCCGGATAATGCACCGCTAATATGGAGTTTTGCAGATGGTGATGTTGTGCCTATACCCCAGTTTCCGGCATTATCAAATCTAGCTACTTCTACTGAACCTGTATTTTGAAATGCTAA